AAGACAAAATGTAGACAAGATATTGCTTATGCAATAGATGCAATTAGTTATGATCTCACATATGGTGGAAACTGGCAGTCAGTAAATGCAGGAGAGGCATATTGGAGTGGTGTAGGTCAAGGCACTTATGTTGATGAGAATGGTAAAGCGGCAACTATAGCGGCGTACACATTTTTGAAAACTTTGGCAAGTAATGTTGCACAAAACCTGTTGATTAATCCTACATTCCAAGTTGCAACACAAACAACTAAAGTATCTTTGAAAGATAATGCTGTAAATAGACCAATTATTACACAAACAAGAGGCGCGGCAGGTGCAAGTGGAGATGGCACTACAATTCAAAACAGAATACAAGATATAATCAATATTATTAACGGTGGTAGTGGTACAGTATCAATTACATATCCTACTATATCAGGTGTGGATGGTGCATTGACAAGTGCAAACACAACATTAACAAATGCAACAGCGTCAATTAAATCTGCCATGACAACATTTATAGGTAATAATTTTCCTAATCTAACATACAGTAGTGCAAAATGTGAAAGAGATTTAGGATATATTTTAGATGCGGCTAGATACGATTTTATGTTAGGGACAAATTTTGCAAGCATGATTGCGGCATATGCATACTTGAGATCATCAGGAGTCAAAGTACTAGCAGATCAAAAAGAAGCTACTTTAGCGGCTTATGAATATGCAAGAACACTGGCTATTGCACAAGTAAATGGTAATGGAACTGCTATTCAAGGTGTGAATGATGCCTTTGAATGGGTTGAAGATATGATTCTTGGTGGTAGTAATGAAAGTAATAATGCAAAACAGTATGATACTGATCAACGTATTCCTTTCACAGAACATGCCGCCCAACAAATTAGATTAAACACAGATTTTATTGTTGAAGAAATTCATGCACATATTGAACAGTATTTCCAATCTCCGGTGATTGCAACTACTGCATCTGATAACAGTGTAGATGTATTTGATACTAAATGGCTTAGACAATGGCAAACAATTAAATTTGAAGGTACTGCTTTAGGTGGATTAAGCACAAGCACTACTTACTATGTACGAAGCATATTAAGTGATAGTAAAATTACACTTTCAACTGAAAAAGGCGGAAGTATTGTTACTGTGACAGACGACACTGGAGATAGTAGTGCATTGACTGCTAAGAAAGCATATACATATACAAAAGCAGATTGCACAAGAGACATAAAAGCTCATCTAGATGCTATCACTAATGATATTTTATTCCCTAAAGACTATATTAGAGAATACACTAACGATATTACAATGTATGTTCCTGGTATTTACAAAACACCTTATGCGGCTAGATATTATGCAAACGCTGTAAGAGGCTCTCAAGAAGAGGACTTCTTCTACATGCGTAATGGTACAGGGTTACGTTTGATGACAATGCAGGGATTGATTGGTGATTTACAAGCACCTAATGCTAATGGTACAAGTAGACCTAGTGCAGGAGCATATGCATCTTTGGATCCAGGTTGGGGACCTAAGCACGAAGCAGTTTGGATTAGTGCAAGATCGCCGTATATCCAAAACTGTACAACTTTTGGGTATGGTGCAATCGGCCAAAAAATTGATGGCGCACTACACGATGGTGGTAACGATTCTATGGTATCAAATGACTTTACACAAGTAATTTCTGATGGTATTGGAGCATGGATAACAAACAATGGTAGAGCTGAAATGGTTTCCGTATTCTCGTACTATTCACACGTAGGTTATCTTGCAGAAAACGGCGGACGTATCAGAGGTACAAATGGTAACAACTCATACGGTGATTTTGGATCAGTCGCTGAAGGTGTAGATCCAGATGAAACACCTGTAACAGCTATAGCTGATAATAAGTTTCAATATGTTGCTACTCCTACAGGAGTAAACACTGATGCTGACAAAGTATTAAATTTGGAATTTTCTCATACTGGTGAACAGTATAGATTTGCAGACATTGATATTTTTGGTGCTGGTAGTAATGCAGATGTATTAGTGGATGAATTTAGAGATAAAGCTGTTGGACAGGTTAGAATATTAGATTTAAATGATTCATCAGGACAGTTAGGTGGTAAAGGGTATCTAGTTGTAGCAAACACTGCACAGGCAGGTACTACAACTCAAATTACAATAGCAGCCACCGACGGTAATGGTGATAGTGCTTATCCCGGAATGCTTGTAGTCCTTACAGGTGGTGCAGGTAATGGACAATTTGGTAAAATTAATACCTACAATTCAGGATCAAAAGTTGCAACTGTGGTACGAGTAAGTGACGGTGTTGCGGGTTGGGATCACTTCCTACCGGGTACAACTATTGTTGCACCTAACAGTTCAACAACCTATAGGATTGAGCCACTAGTACAATTTGCTCCAGAAACTAGCAGTTCAAATGGTAGAACATTAGCAAGTACAGCCAATTGGAAAGATATACATTTTTCAGAATTATCTAAAGATTATACAAATGTATCACACAGTACAAGTGTAGGGGATGATAATGCAACATTTGATGTAACAAAAGTTGGTGTAAAGTATACTGTTACATTGAATACAGCAGGTACAGGTTATGCAAGAGGAAATACACTTACTATTCCAGGTACATCATTAGGTGGTGTAAGCACAGCAAATGATGTAACCGTTACAGTAACAGCAGTAAACAGTGTTACAGGAGCAATCACAGCAATTGATGCAGAAGGCAGTAAAGGTCGACAGGGTATATACATAGCAACTACAGATGGTGCCGCAACATTTAACTACAGTTATGATGGCACAACATGGACAGCCGCTACACTACCTGGTACAGCTCCAAGCGGTGCAACAGCTATAATGAGCGGATTAATAGATGATGGCTCCACAACTTTAAAAACAAGTCATCAAATTATTGCAGGACAAAGTTCAAGTTCAAGCCAGCTGTGGCGATCAACAGATGGTATAAATTGGAATCAAGTGGCCGCTCCCGGCGGACCTTACAATAGTGCGCCAAGTGTTGCATTTGGTAAAAACATCGGAGTAGTGATTTGGGCTGGAACACGGGATATAATTTATACTACAGATGGCGGTGTAAGTTGGACAGAAGTTGCTAACGCTTTACCAAGCACAGGTTACACAGGTTTAGCTTTTGGTGCTAACAGATGGGTAGCAGTAAAAAGCGGATCAACAGAAGTAGCTTTCTCAACAAATGCAACTGATTGGACAACTGATGCCGGTGCGTCAGCTAGAAATTGGGGGCCAATAGCATTTGGTAATAACAGATTTGTTACTATATCTACTAACAGTGCCCATGCACAATTTACTATAGACGGAGGATTGAATTGGACTGAAGTTGCCTTACCTGCCGCTACTGATTACAGTGATATAGCATATGGACAGGGTGTGTTTGTTGCAAGTAGAACAGGAAGTTCTAGTTATTATTATTCAAATTACGGCACAGTATGGGCCTCAGCCACTGCACAAATTGGCGGCGCATCTGGAATAGACGCAGTAGCTTTCGGAAGTAACAATGCTACTCCAAGATTCTTTGGAGTGTGTGCTGGAAGTACCAATCTTGCTACAGAGATATTACGCACTGTAAGAGCATGGGGTAGAGTTGGTGTTGCAAATGAAAAAGTTTTTGAAGTGAGAATGGTAGAACCTGGAAGTGGACACGCAACTCCGCCAGCAATAACAATCACAGATAATAACAATACATTTGATGTGCAAACTACTGTAAGATTGTTTGATCAAACACTTGCTAATCCTACATTTTTAAACAGGGGTTCAGGTTACGAAAATGCAAGTGCAGAAATAAACAAACCAGTTAGCGACGGATTTGCTGACTTTTTCCAAAACGGATCTAACGTTGCTGTAAGAAGATTAACAAAACGTCCAGTATCAGGATCAAATGTTCAATTTGGTGATATAACAGACAAAATTTTTAAATTAGTAAGTGTTACAAGTTTCAAAGGCACAGTTGACGGAGATTATACAGCATTTATACAAGTAAGTCCGGATATAACCGTATCAGATGCTCCTGCTGATCAAGATGATATCACAATGCGTATACGTTATTCACAAGTGCGTTTGACAGGGCATGACTTCTTAGATATCGGTACAGGTAGTTTTGTAGACACAAATTATCCAGGAACACCATTAGTTGCACCAGATCAAACAAAAGAAACAACAGATTTTGATGGAGGTAGAGTATTCTTCACAGCAACAGACCAAGACGGTAACTTTAGAGTTGGTAACTTGTTTAATGTTGAACAAGCAACTGGTGTTGCAACACTTAATGCTGAAGCGTTTAACATTTCAGGACTACAAGAACTGACACTTGGTGAGGTTACATTAGGTGGAAATTCAGCAAGTATTAATGAGTTCTCAACAGATCCATTTTTTACAGCTGACTCAGATAGCGTTGTACCTACACAACGAGCTATTAAGGCTTACATTGAAGCACAAATTGGTGGCGGCGGTGCGTCATTGAACGTGAACAGTGTTACAGCAGGAAGTATTTTCATAGGCACCAACACAATCACAACGGTTGCCGGGCAAGTGATAAATATTAATGCTAAGTTAAATTTCAAAGGCGGTGTAGTAGGCCTGCCAGTAGCGTATAACTACTTTTTAAGATAACAGGAAGGAAATTATAAAATGGCAACAGGAAGACTAGGAATAGCTGATTTAAGTGCAGCGGCAGACACTAGCTTGTACACCGTTCCAGCAGATACATTTGCAGTGGTGACAGTATCACTGTGTAATAGGAGTACAGGTACAAGAAGTGTAAGAATAGCAGTAGCAAGTGCGGCAACTCCAACAAATGCAGAATATATTGAATATGACGCAGATATATTAGCAAATGGAGTGCTGGAAAGAACTGGTATTGTAATGGATGCATCAAAAATATTAGTTGTAAGAGCAGATAGTACACTTGTTTCAGCCGTAGCATACGGTATTGAGACATCAACTGCATAAGGAGTAACTATGGGACGTAGAGTAACAAACGGGCTGACAGGTAACGTAGGAAGTTCAATTTCAAGTTTGAGTGTCGTCGATAACAGTTTGATTACTGTGACGACCAATCAAAATGTTGTGATTGATCCAAATGGATCAGGACATGTATTTACAGATGCTCCTTTTGAAAGCACTAACGCAACAGGAAGCACTACTAAGGCTACAGGTGCTATTACCACTAGTGGTGGTATAGGTGCAGCTGGTCAAATACATGCCGCAGGATTAAATGTAACACCTACAAGTACTTTGAAATTTTCAGCACAGGATCAATACATACTCGTACCAAATGGTACAACAGCACAAAGACCTACTCCAGCTGAAGGATATACAAGATACAATACAGATTTAAATATTTTAGAATTTTACAACGGCACTACATGGATTGGATGTGGATTCAGAGATGTTGATGTGACAGGAGCAAGAACAAGTGCCGCGTTCGAAACCAACTGGTGTAACACAGCTTCAGGTGGCTTTACTGTAACACTTCCAAGTTCGCCTGCAAAAGGAATGCGTGTAAGATTTTTTGATGTTGCTAAAACATTTGATTCAAACAATCTTACTGTTGGAAGAAACGGACAACCTATTCAAGGTGATAATGCCAATCTAACTGTAAATTCAGAAGGTGCGGCTTTTGAATTATGTTATTATAATTCAACATATGGATGGCGAATCTTTACAATCTAATAAGGATAAACACCAAACATGGCAACATACACAAGTTATAAAAAAATAAGCAACGATAATATCGTAGATGGAACTGTTACTGAGAGCAAACTTGGTACAGACACACGTCACAGACTATGCACAAAATGGTTAATAGGAAATGCATGTCGTTGTTCAGCAGGATGCTGTTGTTATTGGTGTGCGCCAAACTGTACTCGCAGAGTGTTTTTTGAACTCTGGGGTGCTGGAGGCAATGGTGCAGGAGCATGTTCATGTAATAGATGTCATCATTATCAAGCTGCAGGCGGAGGTTATTATGCATCAAAAATGATAAGCACTTCACCGGGCTGCCAGTATACTATGTGTGCAGGAGGTGTATATAGATGTCTATCAAGGAACTGTGTAAGTTGTCGAGGATGCACAACATATGTTAACGGATACGGTCTAAGCGATTTATGTGCGATTGGCGGAGCATGCGGTAGAGCAAATACAAGTTGGGCAACTCCTTGTTGGAGTTGTTGGACATGTTGTTTAGGCCCAACATCAAACAATGCAGATTTTGGTATGGGCAATCACAGCGGACACTTCTCTGCTACATTTAATTGCCACTGTCACTCTCAATATGTTCGTCCGTCAGCAGCACCATTTTTAGGTACACAAGTATCACAAGCACAGTCTGTGTGTTGGATACGTTGTGGATGTTGGATTGTACCTCCTGGTAGTGGCGGACAAAGTGCAATGAGTTCATACTGCGGACGCTGTTGTGGCCAAGGTGGTACAGGTGGACCAGGAGTTGTGAAGATTACTTTTGCATAGGAAAATATGAATGGCTAATTATTCAAGTTATAAAAAAATTAATGGATCACAAATACAAGACGGTATTATTGATGATAACATGATCAATAGTAACACACTTAACAATTTTGGTGTAAAATGGTTTTTTGGCATTCCATGTAGATGTTCTGCTGGATGCTGTTGTTATTGGTGTGTGCCTAGCCAAGTGAAAAGATTACATTGGGAACTATGGGGATCAGGTGGTAACGGTGCAGGCGCATGTTCATGTAATAGATGCCACCATTTCAGAGGAGCCGGTGGCGGTACATATGGTTCTAAAACTATCCAAACAAATCCTGGATGCCAATATACAGTATGTGCATCTGGAGTATATAGATGTCTATCAAGGAACTGTACAAGCTGTTATGGATGTAGAAGTTACGTTAACGGATATAATTTGAGCGATTTATGTGCATGTGGAGGACATAGAGGTGAAGCAAATACTTCTTGGTCAACAGGTTGTTTCTTTACAAGGCATCTATGTCTAGGTCCAACCACAATGGGTACAGATTTTGGTTTAGGTGGTGCTACACAAGCGTTTAGTACAGCATCAGGATACTGTCACTGTCACAATCAGCAACTACACATGGGATCAGCACCAAAGATTGCAGGTTGGGCTATGACTGATCAAAGAGAATGTTGGATAAGATGTGGTTGCTGGAGTGTACCATACGGCACAGGAGGTCAAAGTGCTATGAATACTTACTGTGGTCGTTGTTGTGGACAAGGCGGAACAGGCGGAGGTGGCCTTGTTAGGGTCACATATATTTAGGAGTTATAATGGCATCATACACAAGTTACAAAAAAGTAGTTGCAGATCAAATTCCTAACAGTACATTTGACTATAATAATCTAGCAAGTGGTGTTAGAGAAAGATTCTGTGTAAAATGGTTTTACGGAATAAGTTGTCGTTGTTCTGCAGGTTGCTGTTGTAACTGGTCAGTGCCTAGTTGTGTGCGTAATCTAAATTGGGAACTATGGGGAGCAGGAGGCAACGGTAATGGTGCGTGTTCATGTAATAGATGCCATCATACAAAACCACCTGGTGGCGGTGCATATGTAAGTAAATCACACATAACAACCCCTGGTTGTGCTTATAGAGTTTGTGCGGCAGGTGTATATCGTTGTTTATCGCGTAATTGTACAGCATGTAATGGTTGTACTTCCTATGTGAACGGTTACAACATATCTAATTTGTGTGCGTGTGGAGGACATCGAGGCGAAGCAAATACTGCTTGGACGGATCACTGTTTTTCTGTGATGCCATATTGTATTAGACCAGGATGTGTTGGTACTAGTAGTTCAGGAGACTGGGCAGAGTATACTCACAGTGGTAACTTCCAAGGACAATCAGGATATATGTATCCTGGATCGGCTTGTCACTGTTGGAAGCACAATGGACATTCTTCAGGAGCACCTAATCTAAGTGAAAACTATTATGAACAAAATTCGAATTACTGTTGGATAAGATGCGGTTGTTGGATCGTTGATTATGGCGCAGGCGGACAAAGTGCAACTTCAAACTATTGTGGTAGATGTTGCGGACAGGGAGGCACTGGTGGCGGCGGAGTCGTTAAAGTGACATTCTTTTAAAATGAATAATAAATACTCAGAAGGAGATATACAATTATGGCTATGGTAGAATTTACATGGACAATGAAAATACCAAATGAATATATGGTAGATCATACTTTTACTGATGGCAAAACTGTCCAAAAAGTGTATGATGGTCCAGACAAATTATTTTTAATTATAAACAATGAAACAGGTTTGCAGGAAAGCGGCCCTATTACACAACTAGAAAAAGACGATGGACGCCCAGTAGGTAAAGGTTGCAGATATGTTGAAGTAGATTGTATATCAAATCCTCTTGTATGTCAATTACTTGGACCTGTATTAGACGAGGAAGAAGAAGATTACACAGGTGAAGCATTTCCTCCAAACGTCAAAGAAGTGCCAGGACACAACAAATTTTCTTATCAGACTCCTTTACAAGCTAGAGATGTGTATGAGATAGATAGTATTCATGTTGATAAAGATGACAATATTACAATCCCAGCAGTTACGCTTCCACAAGCAGTTATGGGTGGAGGAGACAGACTTCCTGATTGGCCGGATGTACGTGCCAAGCGTATGCAACTACTAAAAAATAGTGACAGTGAAATAGTTGATGATATGCCAACTGATTTAAAAACTAAGTGGCAGAACTATAGACAAGCACTTCGTGACTGGCCAGCTACAATGATTAATGCAGGAATACCAGCCTGGGCCGCTTACAACATGGAGCCAATTGATCCAGCAAGTGAAGAAGAACCACAGCCAGATCTAATCATAGACTGATTATTATGTAATGCGCCACAATGGCGCATTTCTTTTTATTCCCCCAATAAATATCTTGCAATAAGTTAATTTTTATGTTATTATTAACATAATAGGAGAATTTAATTTGGCAAGATCTACAGCATTTTTTATGAACGGTGGTGCAGGAAGAGTAATTGCAAGTATACCTGCATTTGAACTATATCAAAAAGAAAATCCAAAAGACGATTTTATTATTGTATGTGAAGGCGGAACTGACTTTTACAAAGGTCATCCTACACTTTCAAAGAGAGCGTTTGACCATTGGCACAAAAGTCTTTTTGAAACATATATAAAAAATAGAAACTGTGTGTCACCGGAACCGTACAGAGTTTGGGAATATTATAATCAAAAATGTAGTTTAGCACAGGCATTTGACATTGAGATTAATAATAAAGGTTTGAGAGATTTACCAAATCCTAAGTTACATTTAAATAAAACTGAAGTTGTTGGTGCGGCAAATGTAGTAGAAGAAGTAAAGAAAGTTACTGGTTTTGATAAAACTTTGGTAATACAACCTTTTGGAAGATCAGTAGAAAATATGGGAGATTTTTTAGTAGATCCAACCTCAAGGAGTTTTCAACTCAATAACATAATTGACATAATTAATATTCTTAAAAAAGAGTATGGAGTAATTATAATGAGTGAACATCCAGTAGTTGTAGATGATAATCCTAATCCTAAACACCCTGTAGCACAACCTGAAATACCAGACATGCGTGTTTGGGCCGGTATAATTGATATTGCGGATCATTTTTTAGGATGTGATAGTTTAGGACAACACATTGTAAAAGCACTTGGTAAAAAAGCAACAATAGTAACTGGTAGCACATATCCTGTAAACATTTCTTATCCTGATGATAGTAATTTTGATATTATAGATGTAGGTGAAGGTAAGCGTGTATATGCTCCTATTCGACTTACAATGGAAGAAGAACAAGATAGACTAAACGATGAAGCAATGGAATTATCACAAGATCAAATTGATACAATACTTGCAAGTGTGCGTAAACATCTAGGACCAACAAATAAACCTCAACCTTTAAAACCTAAAGATAAGCCCAAACTTATTCCAGGAAACACTACTATAAAACGTTTTGGAGAAAAATAATAATGTCACAATGGATTGCGGCAATCACAAGAGGACACAACGGTAGTGTATGTTTACTTAAAGATGGCAAAATTGTATTTGCTATTGAAGAAGAAAGATTAAGTAGACAAAAATATGATGGAGGACCTTATGCCTCTATGGTAAAAATTTTAAATTATACAAACAAACTTGACTACTTAGTAATTGCACACACCCAGCCACTGAATGAAACAGCCGGAAGAGTAGACTTTACTGGAGACGATGTGTACACAGGACTAGCACGTAAACTAGGACTTATTGATCAATTTACTCATATTGACATATATAATCATCCACAAGTTGTAGATTTAGCACACATGCATCATAAATTACATGCGGCTTGTGCATTTTATCGTAGCGGGTTTGAAACAGCAACAGCAGTTATTGTTGACGGTGCAGGAACTTTTATTCCTATTGATATGGAAAGAGGTGAAAATCATATGGTGTTTGAGCTTGAAACTATTTTTCATTGCAAATATCCATTTGAAATAAAAACACTGTATAAACATTTGGGAGGAAATGGGCCTTATCGTAGTGGCCACAATCTACATATGAGTAGTGAAAAGTATGATGAATCTGGAACACATGAGTGTATTATTACAGACGGAGCAGGTATAACTAAAGTATACGAAGCAGTAACAAATTACTGTGGCTTTCAAGCAATTGAAGCAGGAAAGACTATGGGGCTATCTCCATACGGAAAACCTAATAAAGATATACCTCCGTTATTTACAGATGCTGGAGGAGAATGGACTTGTGCAAATAGACATGTTACAATACCAACCTATCCAAATAGTTCAAGAATAAATGAAGAACGTTTTAAATTTTTAAGGACACCAAAAGATAAGAAATGGGGTATAGACGATCTTACAGTGTTAGATAATCGTAGGGATTTAGCATATGCAGTTCAGTCAGAAACACAGCAACAAGTCCTTGATCTAATATTAGATGCAGTTGAACGCACCGGAGATAAAAATGTTGTGCTGTCAGGTGGATATGGACTTAATTGTGTAGCAAATTATTTTTACTTAGAAGAATTAAATAAACATGGTATTAAGTTGTATGTAGAACCTATAAGCAGTGATGCAGGCACAGCTATTGGAGCGGCATATATAGCATATCATCAAATATCTAACAGTGAAAAAGTTTTACCTTTTGCAGATAGTTTGTACCTGGGTCCATCTTATGGATATGACAATAAAGAAATCGGTCATCTAGCAGATGACTATAATGCTACATTAGAAAAAGTAAAAATGCAAGATGTGGTAAAACTAATGTGCGAAAAAAATATTGTTGCAATGTTTCAAGGACGTTCAGAAGCAGGACCAAGAGCTTTAGGAAATAGAAGTCTTATGTATGATCCAACAGATCCTAACGGTAAAGATCATGTTAACAAAGTAAAGCGTAGAGAATATTTCCGTCCGTTTGCCGGTACAATACTAGCAGAACATGCAGAAGAATGGTTTGATATGCGTGGTATGAAAGAGTCACCACATATGATGTATGCAATGAATTGTCAACCAGGTGTAACAGAAAAAATACCAAGTATTATACACGTTGATGGCACTTGTCGTATACAAACAGTAACAAGAGAACAGAATCCATTATACTATGATTACATAAATGAATTCTACAATCAAACAGGTGTTCCAATTATATTCAACACATCATTCAACTTAGGTGGAGAACCATTAGTTGAAACTTTAGATGACGCATTTAGAACTCTTGCTAACAGCGAAATTGAATATTTGTATATGGTAGAACACAATATTTTAGCGAAGGTAGAAAATGTTAATTAACGGAAAAGAAGAAAAAGACTTATCTAGATTTGATTTGGCAAAGGATCAAATGATTGTAATTGATGATCTGTTCCCACAGTATGTAATAGATCATGTGCATAACACAGTTTTTAACGGATACAGTTGGTTTTATGGTCACACTAGTAATTATCCTGAAGATCCTTTTTATGATGTAGGAGCAGATCCTAACTGGGCAGAAGTACCTGCATTTAAGCAACAAATTTATCCACCTAACAGTCCTAACGCACACGACAGTTGTTGGAATATGATATATGATGCAGTAACAAAATTAATTCCTTTTAAATTAGATATTGGCGAAATTTTAGTAAACGGTCAGCAATACATACATAATACTATTGAACATACAGATTGTCAATGCGATAACGGATTAAGTTGGATTTATTATGTCAATAGACAATGGAAAGATGAATGGGGCGGAGAAACTGTAATTAAACTAGACGGTGAATGGAAAAAAGTTTATCCTAAACCAGGACGTATTTTCTTATTCAAAGGCAATATACCACATCATGGACTGCCACCAAATGATACATACAAAGGCTTACGTGCTACTCTTGTATATAAAACTATGCGTAGTGATCCTTTACCTGCAAGGAGATTTAATTGAAGTATAATCTATTTCATGTTCCTTTTTTTGTAGATCAAGTTGACTTAGAAAAAATTGAAATAGGTGATGCACCTTTTGAAAAAATTTGGCTCAGTGAAACCAATAGTACACTAGGACAAAAACACGACATACCCCAAAGTACATTTGAATATCTTATAGAAGTAATTGGACGTAATCTTGGACAAGACCTAATAGGCAATAATCCAAGATTTGGAGAAATATGGCGTAACAAATACGAAAAAGATGATTGGCAAGATATACATATTCATCCTCGCAGTAGTTGGAGTTTTGTTATATATGAGTCCGTAGAAACAGGTAAAACTGTTTTTATGAGTCCGATATTCAAGGACGTTCAAAACCAATTTGGCAATAGTGTACCTGAATTTCCTTTAGATTTTAGACCAGAATGTAAACAAGGAGACATAGTAATATTTCCAAGTTTTGTAGAACACTTTGTTATGCCAGGAAACACTGGCACTACAATAAGCGGAAATATTTACATGGATTTTGATTAATGAAAAAAACATCAATAGTAATAGATAATTTTTTACCCAAACCCGACTTAGTAAGAGAACAAGCAATTAATTTAGACTATCCTACCACAGGTTCATTTCCCGGAATGAGAAGTTTAGCCTGCGATGATGACTATCAAATGTTTATACATCATAGATTTCAAGAAATATTAGGTGTAAACATAAAAGAGTTTACAATGGATAGTTTTTGTTTTCAACTTTGCTATGAAGGTGCAGAAACATGGATACACAAAGATGGGACTGATTATGCTGGTGTGCTTTATTTGAATCCTGATGCGCCGTCTGAAGCAGGAACAGGACTTTATCTTGAAAAAGACGGAGAATATGATCTAGTAAATGTAATAGGTAACGTTTATAACAGACTTGTAATTTATGATGGCAACATGGATCACGCAAGTTTGATTGCAGGATTTGGTAATTCACCAGAAACAGGAAGACTTACACAAGTTTTCTTTTTTAACACTGAAGAAGAGGCCTGGAAATAATGCGTGTTGATTTATGGGACACACATTTTTATATTGGACAAATGTCAGAAGCAGACGACATTCTAAAAGAATGGGAGCCTTTTCTACAGGATGATAGTTATATTAGCGACAGTATGTGGACTATGGCTGAAACCAAGAGCAGTATTAGAAATGAAAAAAACAAAGAGTTGCCTTGGAACGTATTTTTTGAGTCAGTACGTCCTCATATGAATACATTTTTAGAAAGTTTAGATCCACAGGTACCCTATAGTGTATATTGTGACGAGATGTGGTTCAACAAATATGAAAAAGGTGATTATCAAGAGCCGCATGATCATGCATTTCCTGGTAGAGGAGTTAGTGCGATTTATTTTTTAGATTTTCCAGATCAAGAAAAAGATCCTGGAGGCGCACTTGTATTTGAATGCCCTAATTTTCAAATGATTAGAGCTACTGGTATGGATAGGATATTTAATGATTACAATTATCAACACATTACACCGCCTTTAAAAAAAGGAACATTAATTATTTTTCCTAGCTATATTTCACATTATGTGTTACCTAACAAAACAGATAAAAGAAGAGCAACAATAGCCGCAAATTTTGTTATTACAGCCTCTGATAAAAAAGATGAATGATACATTATATATTGGAAGTAGTGGGCAATGGTTAATAGAAACATATGTTCCTATGTGGCAAGACTACGAATGTTTGTTTGACAGTGACCATCCTAATTTAGTTGAACCGGGCAAAAGCACAACAGTCAACGGATATCAAATACCGCATACTTTAGAAGAAACAAAAGATGTTGCTGATTTTATAATAGATAAAACAAATGCAATATTAAATGAAGGCGATGTTGGTTGTAGTATATATAATCACATTCAAACTTGGAGTATAAGATACTATCCAGGAGGTTGGAAAGGTTTACATAATCATACAAAAGGACGTACAGGATGTACAGCAGTTCTTTATTTTGACGACATAGGTAAGCAACCAAACGATGAAGGTGCCTTTTACGCTGTACTACAAGATGAAGATGGTGTAACACATGTGAACTGGTGGCAACCAAAAAAAGGATTGTTGCTGGTAATGGATGCACGTATATGGCACGGAGTGTATCCAACAATTGATGAACGCAAAGTAATGGTGTTTGATTTCGAGGCAACACATGGGTAGAACACTTTTTGTAGGTTGCAGTCACACAATGGGCTACAGAGAAGATGCTCCTGCAGACGAACCTAATGTATGGCGCGATAATAATTACGCAGAAATATACAGTCAACTTTTCGATAAAAAAATTGTAATTATGGCAAGTGCAGGAGCAGGAAATAGAGCATATCATAGGTTTATATCCTATGCTTTTGAAAAATATAACGATATAGATGAAGTGTTTGTTCAAAGCACTTATTGGGGTAGATTTCCTATAGCAATAAATCCTGATTTAGACGAAAAAACTATATTTCCAAAAGAATTTTTTATCGATAAGAATCTTTGTGAAGACAATATTGATAGATTTAGCATTGCTCTTTCTCCTAACAACAAATATTTAGAAACTTATTTGAAACCTTGGGCCAGTGACTATGATGATTTTCCTTACATGAAGGATACAAAGGTTTGGGAATCAGAGCCAGACATTAGAAGAACTTCACATGTGTATATGCAAATGTGGCATTACAGTAATACACATTTAGTGCAAGAAGATTATTTTACATATATGACAATGTGTGATATGTTATGCGAAAAAAACAATTCTAAAATGTATATTTGGAACATTAACGACAGATGTTATATACCTAGCGAAACAAAAAATTATTATACAAAACTTAAAAACACGAAAATTGCACAAATAGATGCAGAAAATTATTTGAAAAAATATGTTGATATCGAAAAAGTAGACGGCGAACACTATTCAACAAATGTGCATAAAGCTATAGCACAAAGATATATACCATACATAAAGGAAACACAATGAAAGATGATTTTAACGGGATAGAAGAATATCCTAACTCTTATGAAAAAGAATATTGCGAGGAAATAATTAGACACTTTGATGTTATGGCTAGGAATCAAGTTACATACAGTCAAAACAGTGTAAAAGTAAATCAAGACGAAAGAATTGTGTTTGACTGGGCTCATACACAACATCAATATCACTATGACTATAACTTATGTGATTATTTTTACAAAAAATTACATGAAGTATATACACTTGAATATATGGAAAAGTATCAAATGCTGAAAGATAGCGATCAGCATAGTCCAAAAGGTATGAGTATACAAAAATCAAAACCTCATCAAGGATATCATGCTTGGCATGCAGAAGCTGCAGACATTGGATCTTCTTCAAGGGTAATGAACTATATGTTATATCTAAATGATGTAGAAGAAGGCGGCGAAACAGAATTTTTATATCAAGGTGTGAAATTAAAACCAGAGACAGGCAAATTAGTTATTTTTCCAACAAGTTATATGTATCCGCACAGAGGAAATCCTATTTATAAAGGTGAAAAATATATTATAACAGGTTGGTATACCTATGACAAGTAAAATCTTTATTGGTTTAGATCGAGACGGTGTAATCAACACTGATCTAGGACATTATTGCACACATCCAAGAGACTTTGAACCTATTCCTGGTAGTTTAGAATCCATAGCAAATCTGCGTCATCAAGGATATGGAATAGTAATTATCACAAATCAAGGTGGCATTGCCAAAGGGCAAATGTCTATAGAAGATGTAGAATCAGTTAATAATTACATGCTAGATTTGTTAGGAAAAGCAGGCTGTACAGATATAGACGGAATATACTTTAGTGAAACAAGTGAAAAAAATGATCCTTACGCAAAACCAAATGCAGGCATGTTTAAAATTGCACAAAAAGAAATCGCAGGATTGCGTTGGAATAATGGATTCTATGTAGGAGATAAAATGAGTGATTTAAAAGCAGCCATGAAAGTAGGAGCAAGACCTGTGTTAGTAAGGACCGGATATGGTGACCAAACAGAACAGGATTTGAATAAATATACTTATAAACAAATTAAACGACGTTCATACGTCTTTGATTCATTGCAAGATTTTGCAG